GGGCAGTATCACGCTCGTATCCGCAAGCACCCTCAGCACTTCTACAAGTCAAGCACAGGGAAGTGGTACGTCAATAAGGTGTTCGCCGAGCAACTCTTAGAGATTCGGAGTAGTTGCCAGAAGCTCAAAGAAGTGAAGGGCTTACCGCAAGTACATCAGGTAACACTCTTTGAAGTGCTTGCAGAAGTAAGCGGTGAGCCACCGCGGGCAAATAATTAATTTAAACAATAGCAAAATGAGAAAGCTACTAAAAAAACTTCTCGCACCATTGGTACGAGAAGTAGTTCAAGAGGAGATTAAAAAGTTAAATCAGCAAGTGCAGACTGTATTGCTTTCAGCTGTTTCCAATGCTGAGAAGAACGTGAAACTTGAAAAGAGTGCCCCTGATAATTTAGATTGATTGTTTCCTCTTCAGAGGAGAAAGCCTCTACAGAGGAAATGATTAGGGACAAACACGTCTTGAAGGCAATGTAGGCAGACAATTCTGGCTGCTCTACTTTTGTGGGGGAGTTCTCTACACTTTCACAACACTCCTTAAGAATGGCCTTTACTATAGGTGATGTATTTTCAGGCCATTTTTCTACAAAAGAATTATACAATTCCATATATGAAAAATTTGAATTAACACACAAATATATGGAATTTTTCCAAGGCGGTTGGGAACCGCTACAAATTTAACACGTAGTAGGTCGCACCTACCTTGGAAAGCAAACTTAAAAAATAGTTTTTATGAGAAAGTTAATACAAAAATGGATTAAAAAGCAGGTGATACACCATATTAATAGGGATTGGAGTCACCAAGTGATAGAGACGAAAGAAACCCTCTTCGGGATAGTAGTCAAAAGAGAATTGAGAACAGAGTTAATGTAAAGATGTTATGGAAACAAAGAAAAACAACGGCGTACGCTTTTCTGCTGATGTAAAGATAAGCGAAAAGGGAATTGGCAAGGACGTAAATATTGATATTCGCTACATAGACCTTACCAATCCACAAGAGTGGGAACAACTACAGCAATGGCTTAGAAAGTTAAGACGTACTCTTGAGGTAACTTTTGGTAATGAGGAAACATTGGATTGGTACTGCAATAGCGAGCATGAGCCAGGACGTAGTTGGGATATGCAAACGTGTTCTCGCTATGTAGATCGTTTATTCTCTGATATGACTGAGAGAGTAGAGAATGCTTCTGGAAATTGGATAACTGATTCTGTCTCTCATAATGAAGTATTATCAAAGGGAATTAGCCCAGAACAATACCATAGAATGGTCTGTCGTGGGCAAATAGGAGTAGTTTTGAAGGGAAAAGAGAGCACTCCTACCCTAGTAGATAAGGATTCACCTCTTTTTAAACATCAAGACAAATAGCATCTACATAAGGCATTTCTACAATGTAAGAATGTAGAATTAGATACCCATGTTGTAGTGCAAAAGTCTTTATTATAGCGTTAAAATCAGAATGATAAATATAGTTATTGGCGGGAAAAAAGATATCTACCATTAGAGTAGAGTTATCCACAATAAAAGTTTTATACCAAAAACTGAATGCAGAACAGAGGTTATCTACATATTCTTTCTCAAGAGAGTGAGTTCCTTCCAATTCTAAATTTAGTTGCATTCTCACTTTAACACATTCAATAGTTTCATCTTGCATAATTACACTATTAATAATTCGGCTACAAAGGTAGTGAAATTTTCCCTAAGGCGGTTGGGAACCGCTACAAATTTATCGCAGTCGGTCGCACCGACCTTAGGGAGCTATAAAAAATAAAATTATGCCCTATTTATGGTTACATAATAAAGTTGCAGTGGAGGTGGAAGAGTTGGTTCCTAAGTATTGGAATGTGCTCAAGTCCTTACAGAGTGCTATCTCTCGCAGTGAAGGTAAGCCTTATGGTGTTAAGAAACTCCAATCGGGTGGGAATGGGCGCAAGCTCCTTATCGACTACGATACCCTGCCTACCGACATACAGCAGGCACTGGGTGATCCACGAAAAGCAGGTCATCTGTTAGAGCGATATTACCAAGTAAAAGACGAAACGATACGCTTCTATAGTGAATGGAAACGTGGGGACAAGCACCTTACCGATGAAGAGATAGACCGCTACATCATCAATGCTACTACCCTGCAAGCCTTGGTTATCCTTGAGCAGGAACGACTCAATATTCGCAAGGCATTGCATAAAAAGAGTGCTACCAAGGGACTTGCTCAGAGCCTACTTACCGATGCAGTGAGCTTTAACGAGACCTTGCCCCCAAGTCGTAAGCATAGCCTGCCTGAGAGTTTAAGGCATTTTAAAAACACTTTAAACGCCTTTAAAACCGATGGACTCCTCTCCGTTATCAAGGACCCTTATGGAAAGGGTAAGCAGAACGCCCGAAAGGTAGATGAGCGTGTCATAGAGGTACTACAAGGCTTATTCGTAGGACAAACCCACAAGCCTACTCCTACTGATATATCTCGGCAATATGATGCCTTTTTGGCTGGCTATATAGAAGTATTTAACAAGGAAACAGGAGAACTATACGAACCTACGGGCTTCCCTGCCTTGAGCGAAAGTACTATCAAAGCCTATCTGATGAGTTGGGAACAGAAAATCATCTCCTACAATCTCAGAAGTGGAAACCGACAAGCCTTTATGGGGCAATTTATCCCCTATGCACAAACGGACTTACCCACCAAAGCGGGGTCTATCCTCTCCATTGACGACAGACAACCTCCATTTTGGTACGAAAAAGGAAAAAGGGTATGGTTCTATATTGGGGTGGATATTGCCAGCCGCTGTATGACAGCCTTTGTCTATGGAAAGAGCAAAGAAGGGATTATCCTTGAGTTCTACAGACAATTAGTGAGGAACTATCACCAATGGGGGCTAAAACTCCCATATGAGTTGGAGTGCGAAAGCTCCCTTAATAGTAGCTTTAGCGACACCTTCCTTAGAGAGGGGTATATGTTCCAAAAGGTAAGAGTGGAAGCCAATAACGCCAAGGGGAAATATATAGAACGTATGTTCGGCAAAATGCGTAACAACAAAGAAAAATATGCCGACGGATGGATCCCTCGACCCTTTGCTAAGAACGAAGCCAACCAAGCGGGCAAAGGTGCCACCAAGATCATCCCTTATAATGAACTCGTGCAGGCACGCCTTGCTGATATAGAGGATTGGAACAATGAACCCCACGATGAAGATCCAAGCGTAAGCCGTTGGGAATATTTTCTCAATAACCAATTGGAAAACCTGCCAGAGACGAACTACCGCGCTATATTGCCCTATATTGGTTACTCGGTTAAGACCAGTTGCAAACAAGGCTTTATCAGCTTAAACAGACAAAAAATGGCAATAGCCGAAGCGGGAAAAATACTTACAGGCGACCCACTTATTGAGAAAATGAAACAGATAGAAGGTAAGGATATAGAGGTGTATTGGTTGGACGGCAATGATGGGGAGCTTATCAAAGCAATAGCTTACTATGGTAACCGCTATGTATGTGAGGTGCAACCAATGCCACGCTTTCAACGTGCTCAAGCTGAGCAAACCGAAGAAGACACCCTTATTAAAGCGCTGCAAAATGCTTATACAATGACCATTGTACGCTATGTACAGCACCAAAGCAAAGAGATTACTCCTATAGGGGTGATAGACAAGACACCAAAGCCAAAACGCTCTTTTGTAATTAACAACCTCAAGCGATTTGAAGCATGTGAAGCAGAGGAAGTAGAAATATTGGACGACTACGATACGATGGAGGAAGACGACAAACAAATCCTCTACAACCCCAGTACAGGGACAGAATATACTAAAAATTGGAGAAAAAAATATGCTATATGAAATTATCAATAGACTTTAAAAACAAGGTAAGGGAAGCGATTCTTTCCGACCGTGAAAACTATGGAGGATCCGATGCCGACTATGCCAAACGCCTAAACCTCAAGGGAGCTATCCTCTCTCGTCTTAAAAAAGGAGAAGTGGAGAAACTCATCAGCGACACCCAATGGTTGGTAATTGCTCATCAGCTTGGCGTACAGGTAAGGGATAATGCTTGGAAAGTAGCTCGTACAGCAGTATATACCGAAATAGAAGATAACCTACTCTACTGCAAGGAGTACAGCAAATCAATGATCTTGGTAGATGATTGTGGTATTGGTAAGACTTTTTGCTCCCGACACATTGTTCGTAAGCTCAAGAATGCTTTCTATGTGGATTGCTCCCAAGCGAAGACTAAACAGCAGTTTATCCGATTACTTGCTAAGACTATAGGGGTGGATAATACAGGTAAGTATGTAGATGTAAAGGCAAGTATCAAGATGTGTCTTATCTACTTAGAACAACCTCTTATTGTACTTGATGAGGCAGGAGACTTGGACTACAATGCTTTCCTCGAACTCAAAGAGCTATGGAACGCCACCCAAGGGGAATGTGCTTGGTATATGATGGGAGCTGATGGGCTAAGGGCAAAGATAGAGAGTGGTATTGCTCATAAAAAGGTAGGGTATGCTGAGATATTTGACCGCTTCTTTGACATCACCTCAATTGTCCCCCCAGGTACTGATGATCGTAGGGAGTTTTATATACAATTACTGGGTGATGTGGCTTCGGTAAATGCCAAGCAAAAGGAGGATGTGGATAAGCTCGTGCGTAAGTGTATGAACCCGAATGACCTTAATACAAAGGATGTAACTCCTTCCGATTGGAAAAGACTTAGGTATTTGGAAAATTTAATTAAGTTAAGCTAATGGCAAGAATAAAAGGTATATACGGGAAGCAATTATTGGAGAAAACCTATAAAACCTTTCCTTTTGAGGGGGTTTGGCAGAAAGCACTGGGAAATCCCGAAGTAGGTGGGTTTTGGTTAATCTATGGAAAGGAAAAGCAGGGTAAAACGTGGTTTTCGCTAATGTTAGCGGAATACTTGAGCAAGTTTGAGAGTGTAATGTATATCAGTGCTGAGCAAGGACTTAGCAAGACTTTCAAAGATGCATATATCCGCAGTGGGCTTGACCCTAACAATAGAAAGTTAAAGATTATTCCCTATGCCACTGTGGCGGAGATAGAAGAGGCGCTCGGTAAGCAACGAAGCCCTAAAGTGATAATCATTGATAATACCACAATGTATAAAGACGAGCTAACAGCCCCTAAGCTCAGGGAGTGGGGTAAGCATTACCGCAATGTATTGTTTGTCTTGCTCGCTCACGAAGAGAAGAAGGAACCCGATATAGCGGTGGCAAGGCTTTGTAAGAAGCTCGCGGAGGTGATTATACGAGTCGAAGGCTTGGCATGTAATGTATCGGGGCGTTGTCCTGGTGGAGTGCTTACCATAGACAAAGAGAAAGCAGAGCTATACCATAGCACAATTATAAGTGAAGAGTAAAAATTATGGGAACTATAGAGAAACAAAAGACATTTAGGCATTGCCTGCTGTACTACTTAGATTGCAGTTATAGGCAATATGAAGCGCTCAAGTATGGGTACTTTCTTACTTGGTGTGAGCATGTGAATAGGGAAAAACGAATAGTGAAAAGATTAGAACACTTAACGGGTAATGACTATCTCAATAATTGGTTTGATGATCAATGGTACTACTTGGTAGAGAGTAGTATAGAGCGATATTATGGCAAGGCACTCAGAGAGGGCGTCTTTGACAAGGCAGATGTAGAGCTGATGATTACCCTTTCGGTAGATGACATCTTTAGGGTATATCCAAAGATTCTGTTGCAATTGATAAGTAAGCCACATGAGCAAGTATATAAGTAATAGTATAGATAATAATAGTACAATGAAACAGCTATATATGGACGTGCTAAGGCTGGATAACTTCTTACAAGCCTTGACAGCAGAAGAGCGTACCATGATACATCAGTATCATGCCGGATACAGGAAAAGTGTACCGATTGTGGTACTGACCATTTACGAATGGATACGAGAAAACAACTGGGAGTCTCCTTATCTTAGGTACGATCAGGACAGGGTGCTGATGTGGTATAACGAAGACAAAAAGGGATGGGAACCAATAGAGACTCACAAACTATTCAAAGCAAAAGTAGAAAGATAATTTTAAAAAAAACAATAAAATGAAAGTTATTAAGGATTTAAACGTAACAGTTACCTATACGGTAGGACTTGGAGAGGTAGAAGTACCTGATAAGGTTTTTGAGCAGTTAAAAAAGATGTTTGATATTGATATCTCCATTGGTGTAAGTCATCCACAAGAATATGAAGATGCTTTTGAGTGGTTCACTAATAATATAAGTGAGGATGATGCTATGGTTTGGAGTTATGAAGTAGAAATAGACGAATAATAACAATTAAAAAAGATAATAAAATGAGTGTAGATTTATCACAGATGAGTGCTGAGGACTTAAAGAAGTTACAAGAGCAACTCAAAGAGAAGCAAAGAGCAGAGAAATTAGCCAAACAACAGAGCAGACAGACACTTTTGGAGCTTGAAGCAGAATTGGTAGATGATAACATTGGGTTCTGTCTTTCGCAACGGGAGGATGTAGAGGATTTGGTAGCGAAACTCTTCCAAGAGGCGAAGACTATCATAGCTCTCCGTGCCGAGCTATACGGCACTCAGAAAGAGGAACAGGATTCGCATACCTTTACCAAAGCAGATGGGTCAGCGAGTATCCGTATAGGTTGGAATGTACGCCCCGCCTTTAATGGTACAGAGAGCGAAGGACTTAAGAAGATAAAAACCTATATGTCGTCCTTGGCGGGAGATACTGAAAAAGAAAAACTCCTATTGGAGTTCCTTAATACAGCATTAAGGACAGATGCACAAGGGAACCTAAACCCACGAGAGGTGCGCAAGTTGGGCACGCTAAGGCAAAAGGCTAACAGTGCCCTCTTTGATGAGGGTATGGAGATCATAGAGAACGCCATCGTAGATATACGTACGAGTATGTATATACGTGGGTATAAGTTGGTCAAATTTGAGAATGGTATAGAAAAAAGAGTAAACTTCAACTTCTCTATTGATTAGCGGTAAGCCACTGCGGACGATTATTAGATACCCTGCCCTTAGCGTGTCGTTGGTATTAAGGGGACGCCCATAAGAGACCCCCTAAGGCAGGGTTTTAAATAACCTTTAAAAACGATTTAAAGCGGTGAGCCACCGCAGGCATTTAAAATAAAAAATATGATAAGTACAAGACAACTAAAAATCCTACAAAGCCTCTTAGTAAGGAGGTTTAATGATAGAGAAGCCCGCTTGGCATTTCTCTCCTCCCTTGTATGCAGGGAGCTGGGTTCAAGCAAAGAGCTGACAGAAGACGAAGCCTTTAAAGTGTTAGACTGGCTGGGATATAACTATAGTAATGAGGCATACTTTGACAGTCATAGCACGCAACACCTTAGCATACTGGCTAAGTGCCACGAACTGGGATGGGTACATGTGGATAGCCCAAGGATCCCCGACCTTCAGCGATTGGGTAAGTGGTTACTTTCTAAAAAGTGTCCTGTACAAAAGCCATTAAAAGAAATGACTACTAAGGAAGTCAGTAAGGTAATAGGAGCATTAGAAAAGATAATTGAAAAACGATATGAAAAGAAGTGACAAACGACAGGTGACCAGTGACAAATGCCCTCACAAGCACCAAGTATTGCGCACAATAGGAGGGTATTGTACCGTAGCGATTACGGCTGTTTTTTGCCAAGATTGTGGGAAGCAACTCAGTAAAACAAAAGTAGAAGTATAGATATGAAAATAGAACAATATCCAAGTTGGTTGGTTCCTGTAGGAATCGCTAAGAAACTCGTGAAAAACTTATATTAAAAATGATAGACACCTATTAAACAAATTAAAAAATGACCTATATAGTAACCATACGCAGTTGTGCCGTTGTGCTAAAGCTGACCTATAAAGGAGGAAAGTTCCAAAAGATGGAAGTCAAAAAAGGCACATTGGAGGGCGAGCGCCTCAAGCAAATAGGGCTATTGGTTCCTCCCTTGGAAAACCTTATAGAGGAATGGCAAGGGACTTGGGGTGATAGAGTTACCTACCGAGAGGAAGAGGCGAACCCCCCGAGCTTATACGCCCTATTCTTAGACGAGTGGTTTGCTTTCTATAATAGATTGTTTGGGGTTGCCCCAAAATTTACAGGTGCAGACGGCAAAGCATTGAAACAAATTATCGCCTACCTAACAGGTAACTCTGTCGATGAGGAGGAAGCCCTTGCCACTTGGCAGTACCTGCTACAGAACTGGCAAAAGTTAGACGAGTTCCACCAACGGAACACCGATTTGAAATATATCAATTCACAACTTAATAAGATACTACAAAATGCAAAACGAGGTAATAGTAAGGCAAAATCAAGCGTTAGCAACGATTTCAAACGAAGAGTTTTTGAGGGTTTATTCGCCGAATAACTGCCTTATGCACAGTGTAACAATCAAGGGGGTAAGTGATGCCTTGAGTAGGCAAACCCTTAGCCTAGTGCAAATCAAAAAAGGCAAAGGAGAGACATTTCTAAGGAGCTATATTAGCCTGTGGCTGATCTACCTCAATGAGGTTTTGAATCTAAATAACCCCCTTACGGAGGCACAAATAGAGTTATGTGCCGAGCAGATCATGGCAGATTATCACCACTTGAAGCTCTCGGAGTTATCGCTTATCTTCAAAAGGATTGTATCGGGGGAGTGTGGTGAGCTGTACGAGCGTATTAGTATGCCGAAAGTAATGAGTATCTTCCGCAAGTATGACCAGGAGCGCACCGAGGTAGTTGTCACCCAAAACCAACAAGCCCACGAACAATTCCGCTATAGGGAGAATCGCACGGAGAGTTATGACGATGATCTGGAGAGGATTTGTAAAAAGATGAGGAAGTTTTGATGTGTCATTTTTATATTTTAATTAGAGAACACCCGCTAAAATCCAATTTGGAAATAAGCGGGTGTTTTTTTAATTTTGCGGTCTAAAACCTATATTTATGCAAACCTATACCCTACAGAGAAAAGAACGACTAAAACAGCGTAATGAGTGTGTGCGAAAGCTCTTTGAGAGCCTTAGTGGTCGTCACCCCCAATGGAGAGCGGAAGCTATTATAGCAGAAGTAGCTGCGCAGATGTATCTTTCCCCTCGTACGGTGGAGGCGATAGTCTTCTATGAGGGTATCTATGCAGAAAAATAATCGAAAAAGTTTTGGTAGTTTAAAATAAAGTTGTACTTTTGCAATGTCGATTCTGCGGATTCGGCGATACCAACGCCTATGTTAAGATTTATCTTTTCATAGGCGTTCGGGTTTATTGTAGGAACTCTATCTTTTCTAACTCTCCACCTCCTTTTAATATCCATACTTCACTTATCTGTTTCCCCTCTTTAATGCTAAATTTAATAAGTTTTTTAAGGTGTCCAATAGTATAAAGTTGCTCATCATAGTCTACCACAATACAATCAGACTGTTTTAACCCTCTTTTTATCATATTTGACACACTATTTGTCGAATTGTTATGTCCTTCGTGCTCATAGAACTTATTCCCTACTTTAAAGTCGGGACATTTGCCCCAATAAGGGGTTCCTTGCAAATCGGCATAAAGTTGCTGATAGACTTCGTTTCGTAGGGGTGAATTAAACCTTGGTAGTATGGTTGTTTCTTTTCCCTGCTTAGCGAAAAAGTCACAACAGTTATATACACGCTCATAGTCTGACCCCTCTGTATTTACAAGATTAGAAATAATAATCTTTCCTCCATTAGGGTATTCTTTTACCACCTTCTCAATATAGTGTTCTCCGAGCTTTTCCAATCGTTTTCCCACCTGCTTTTCTACTTCCTTAACGGTTTTTTCGCTCATTCCTTTGGCGTATGGTATCACGGGAAATATCTCTCCAGAAAGAGCAGGGTTATTAGCAAAGGCTTCTTTTATGGGCACCTCTTCTGTATGTACTTCTTCTGTTACTGGACCAGCAGTAGGCTCTACATAGCAACGACAGCCCCAATCATTAGGAGGTAGGTGTGTTTGCCAAAAAGCATGCTCCACAGGTAGCGTCAGCCCGTCCCAGGCACGGTGTGTTTCACGAGTTCGTTCATCGTGCACCGCGTGATAAGTAAGGTTAGGATATATGCGTTTATTGGCTATATACTCCTCGTACTTTTGTGCGGAGAGCGCATTTGCCACTGTTTGGTTATACTCGGTTTGTAGCCAACGCTTGTTGTAGAGCGTGTCGAGCTTTTCGGCTTCCTTTTTAAACTCACTCCATGGGAGTACACGCCCATCTTTGGTAAGGGCTTGTTCTATCTGCTGCTTGAAGCTCGTTTCTTTGAAAGCCGAAAAAGTAGCTATATTATGCTTGAGGCTACTAACCAAATCAGAGTTTGCTTGTTCTATGTTGGGGCTATAGCCTATTTCTACTGCTTTAGAGAGGTGCCTATAATAATACCTCCATAGCTTTTCCGATAGGGATTCGCTAACACTCCTTTCTTGGAAAACCATACGAATATACTCCTCAATAAGCCTACTCAAGTTGTTGTCTTCCTTGCTGAGCTTTATAGGCTCGTGCTCGGGACAACAATGGGTTTTATAGTGTAACTTGAGTAGGCTTAGGCTTTTTTTGACTCACCCTCACCACTTCCTCCAAAGGTAGAGGTAGGCATACTTTCTATTTCTACCCCATAAGTACGCTCTATATAGTCTTGGGTAAGAATATAGCCACGCCCTAAGAGTACGCCGTCTATAGTGATTTGCTTGTTAGGGTCTGTAGTTTTTTCTACTGCTATTTTGGCATTGTCGGGTATAGAGTAGCCAATGGCACGCATAGCTGGCAAAAGTTGGTTATTGAGGAAAGCCAACATCTTCTTTTCGTCGGCATAGACTACCTCCTCTAAGGTGTTCTCGTGTACTGTGCCTTGTGCCTTGCTACTGCCGTTTTCGGTAGTCATTGTTTGGTGAAGTACGAGTTTTGATAACTCCTTGTCTAAGGCTTCAATTTTGCGGTAAAACACTTGGAAAGCATCGGCTTTGCTGTTCTCCTTAATATCTACTTCAGTACCAATAGGAAAAACACCATACGAAGCTGAGCCCATTTCCTCTAACCACTGGGCAACTTCCTCTTTCACGCTATCACTTTGCGAAGCAATTTTAGCTATACGGATAGGGATACCAAAGAGCTCCTCGAACTCGTCCCACGAACCCCACGAATGGCGTTTGAGGATTGCATAAGGAGTCGCCTTTTCGAGCAACCCCGAATGCTTGTAGAATTGTGCTACTAATACTACCTCTTCCACATCTCGTAGGTCTATGCCAGTGGTAGCATCGTAGTCTTTTAAAAGTACGTGCTTTTCGGGGATTACCAAGCCCCTATCAATAAGTTCTACGGCTTTGATTTCGCCTTTGGTTACCTCTTTGAGCCATATAGGAGAATGCCCGTGATAGATGCTTTGGTGAGCGAACTCGAGCACGTCCTCAAACCATTGTTTGTCCTTGATATACTCGGTTAGGGTGTCGTCCTTAATCTCATCGACAGCGATAACGTAGTCCTTATTGGTAGTTCGCAAAGTACGGTTTTCGGTGATACCAGTAAGGTGTCCGTCGAGGAGTACATCCTGGTATACCTCCTCCAATGGGTAAGTACGAGGGTAGTCCACACTATAGCGGGCATAACGTGCCGAGTGCCAATGGTTGAGTTCGGTACGCCATAGCCTGCGTTGTCGCTTGATGATGTCTACCATTAGATTGGTTACCTGCTGAATATTTTGAGCCGTATTTTTGCCTAAATGTACTTTTTTATTAAGGGCATTACCACTAAGGGTAACACTCTTTTCTATACGTTGTTTATGGGGTTGTTTTGCCATTATTGTAGTTGATTGAATAAACGGTCTATTTCCTTTTTGATATTGTTGAATAAGGTTTTGGAGTCGCCTATAAATTGGCGCTTAGGCATACCTTTTAAGCCCTCGTTGTGTCTTAGGGCATACTCCTTATGGGTGTAGAAGGTAACTTGCATTTTCTCTACACGCGCCCTAAATGAATTGCGCAGCTTGTTGCCTCCTGAATTGTGCCCTGTAAGGATAGCTCGCCCCTGATTGCGCTTGCCAAAGGGGGTAAGGGTACCCTTTTTGCCTACCCTATCCGAGCGGTAACGAGTAAGGTCTCGCCCTCGTGTATCGGTAGTTTTGCGAGGTTGCCACTTCTGTAAGCCCTCATCATTAAACCCCTCGTCTTGGAAGTTCTTTTGAATAAACTTGAGCCCCTCTGTTTTAAGGACAATGGGGATATCCTCTTTCACTAAACGTGCGAGGGCTTCAAGCTTTTTGCGGAGTTCTTGTAAATTGTTATTAGACATAATTACCAATGATTTTTATAGGTTTTACGCCCTCCAAGCTTCATAAAGGGGGTGGGCGTATCAGGGGTGCCGTCACCATCAGTGTCTCTTAGACGCTTGGGTAGGGCGACTTCTATCTCGCCTTTGGCTATTTTTTCAAGCCATAACATAGCCTCATCATAGCGGAGCTTCGCCGCTTGGTTGAGGTTTTTAGTTCTCCTTATATAGATCTCGTGGATAACAATATCCTTGAGGTACTTCAGTAGTATCTTGCTGCGCTCATCCCCCTCTTTGGCAAAAATAGCTTCGGTATCGTAATACTTATACAAGTAAGAAGCTATTAGGTCTATGCTTTCTGCAATGATTTCGGTTACTATCTGCTCGTCGCCTTGGATGATAAGGTCTATCACCTCCTTAGTGGCTACGGTTTTGAGTTCTTCTTTGGTTAAATACACGTTACTAATGATTAATTGTTAATGATTAAAGATTAATTGCTTGCGATTTGCAATCGTCTGCCTGTATAAGGGTAGGGAGTTTGCCTATAAATGCGGGTGGTGAAGGTTATGCGATAGCTCATAATGCCGTCATCACTTAGGCGGAGTTCCTCCTCACGCACCTGCTGCACGGGTTTGAACTGCTCGCCTTGTAGGAATTGTATGGTATCGGTGATTTTGTCCAAAATATCCAGTTCCATAAGTCCCTCTTCGGAGTCGGCAGTGCCTAAGTGTTGGTCTGTCCAGCCGTCTTTGCAATAGAAGTCAATATGAAACTCACACTCGCCCTCTTGCACGTGTTGGGTCATCGTCTCGTAGGCAATAGGCATTACCTGAATAAGTGCAGCCGTCCATATTTCGGGGTAGCCGTTTTCGGGGTTATCAAACTGACCGCGTTGCAGGTCAATGAGCTCAATGCCTTCAATGGTAGCAAGGGCTTGTTTTACTTTTACAAATAGTTCTTTTCTTGGAGTCATCAGTGTACAATTTTAGAGAATAATAAGGTTATACGCTACGTCTTTTGTGTTTGGCAATAAAAGGTCGCCCGCTTTGTAAGGGGTTTTCAGAATAACCAAAATATTGTTGGGCAAGGGTAATAGCACGCTCTAAGGTATCGGGGGCGTCATCGTGTGAGGTAGTCCCTTTTTCAAAGGAAAGCACCTGCTTAATAAAAGCGTTGTAGTCACGTTCTGAACGCTTGGGAAGAGTCTCGTCCCAGTACAATATTTTGCGAAAAAGCGCATTGGTAATACCCGCTGAAATGCGATTGTGCTTGTCGCCCTCCTGGTGCAAACCAATAGGGATATTAGGGCAAGCATTGTCCTCGGCACTCTGCATAATAATAGGGGTATAGACAGCTTTCTGTGCCATAGTAGCATCAAAGAAGCCCATAGTGTTAAAGCCTTTTTTAAGGTACTTCTTTACCCACTGGGCGCGTACTTCCATAGCTGCATTAAGTTCACACCTTTGACAGAAAACTTCCAACACGTACAGCTTAATGCCTTTGATACCAATGAGTACCCCCGCTTTATAGTCACCTGTAGCGGTGTAAGATAAGTCCCAATGGTCAAGCAATCCGTCCCACGCCTCATTATCTGCTATGTGTACCAAGGCAATATCTTTCGCCTTGAAGAGTTTGCCCTCCTCAATAGGGTTGTTGAAATCCTCCCGCTGTGAGGTATAGTAGTCATCATTCATTAGGATACGAATAATATCCTCCTTAGTATCTCGTTCTTTCCACGAGGGTTCCCATTCCACACCCATATAGTTTTCGCGGGTGATGTTGGCAGTAGCCAAATTGGTAACCGAGTCGTGCAGGTGTGGGCTATCCTTCCACTTGTCATAGAGGTAATCCAATATGCCGTCCTTGACGATATAGTTGTTATTGATGATGAGCCTGCCCCGTTTTCGGTGAAAGGCTTTCACCAAGTCGCCCGTTATCTTCTTACCGTACTTCTCTATCATATCCGGGCGTTTGGCACGGTCTAAGTCCTCTATATCGTCTAAAATAGCCAAGTCGGGGCGATACATACCAAAACGCAACCCTCTGAAAGGTTGGTTAAGCCCCAATGCCTTGAAGTGCTTGCCGTCTGTAGTCTGGAAGTCACCATCCGACCAATCCCCATAAGAAAGTTGCAAGCCAAAGTCTTTGATAAACTTCTGATTGTTCTCCAAGTGTGCTTGCAAGTCGGATAGTAGTATTTTAGCCAAGCCCTCGTTAGCCCCTATAAGGATAGGAAAGAAGGTAAGGTTATTCTGCTTGAGGTGGCATATATTGCCTACATTGGACTGTATGGACTTACCTGCACCCCTAAATTTCTTTCTGAATTGGCGTATAAACGGGTCCTTGTACAAACGAATATAGTCGTCAATATGAAACTTAGGTGTCTTGGCATCGCCCAAGGGTAACCCACTGTCAAGCCCGAAATAGTAATCAAAAAACTCACCATAGTTTTCGGGTTTTAAAAGTCGCTTGATACGTGCTTCTTGCTCATCCGCTGTTTCCTTTTGGATAGCCTCGTAGGTAAGTTCCCTAATCATTTTAGATTTGGAAAAATAGCGTTCTTTGGCTTCTTTGAGTTCTGTTTTAGTCATCTCCTTTCTGTAATAATTCGGTTATATACATATCAAAGTAGGGGCGTATCTCTTTAATGGTATTCATATAAGTTTCACGCTTTTTGCCCGTGCTTTGCCCTGCTTTCTCTAAGATAAAGTTAGAGAAGTTGTCGAGGCTCTCCATCGTATATACTGCTATTTTATTATGGTCAGTAATACGGTCAAATGCAGCAACGATTTTAGTAATATCGTCCGCCTTATAGGGCAAGGGTTCACCCCGCTCAATAGCCTGCGCACACTTGAGGGTGAGTTTGCGAATATTGGAAGGTCTGAGTGTTTGTAGTTCTTTCTCATCGTCCCATTTGCCCTCCTCTCTCCACTTGCCAAGTGTCTTAATACCTATGCCTATCATTTCCGATATATTGGCAATGCTAAAACCCTTAGTAAAAAGTTCTTTACCTTGCGACCTCTTATAGTCTGCCTCTACAGCTGTCAATCGTGCCATATCTATTGTAGTAATTCATTTATCTTGTTATTAATCTCGTCAAACTTTGCCACGTTGTTAGGGGCAAAATTCCCAACTCCTGCAGGGGTTTGTATGATAGCTGTTTTAAGTTCATTTAAAAGCTCGTTTAAAAGGCTTTTAAAATCTACTTCCCCGCGTTGCAGATGTACCCCCGTTTTGTCTATGGTAAACTGAGTGTCTTCTATTCGTAGGCTCACGCTCTCAATCTCACTATAAGCTACCACATAATAGCGGTTTTCGTCCTCTCCTATTGATGCGATCAATACGCTACTTCCTACCTTTGGAAAAAGGTAAAACCGCTCGGTGTTATCATTAATCACCGAAGCTAAACGCACAGTATATTGTAGCTCATCGTCTTTCACCACACACGTACCTTGCGTTTTGTCTACTGATACTACTTCTACGGCTATGGTAGGGGTTTTGCGTTTTCCTATCTGCCTAAGCCCTTCCGCTAATTCTCTATCTATACTCATAATCTTGCTCCTATGGTTACTTGTCGGCGTGCTCCATTGCGCCCAAAGGTAGTTTCTACTTTTTTAATGAAATAACGCTCGTCTATATCTTTCAGTTCTTTGTCTATGAGTTGTGCCTGCATACCTCGCGTGGCGTAGGGTACTAAAAAACTCGTTATAGAGCCGTCAAAGCCGTCATACTTTAGTTTTTCCATTTCTGCCCGTGCCATATCTCGTAGCTTAGCCTCATCGCTCACCACAGAGGTATGAAATGTTCTCAGCTCACCATCAGGATCACCCTCTTCTACAGTTTTCTTTTTATTGTTTTTATCAATGTAGGTATATTGTACTTTTAGCTTGCGTTCGTCCTTGGTACGATATTCCAAGTCGTTCGCCACAATGTTATAATTGAGGTTATAGCGTGCTGTTTGTCCTATATTAGTAAGTTCTGAAAGTCCTGCGTACAGCTTGCCCTCATCGTTGATAAAGATACTTAGCCTAAATTCCTCTTTGAGCTTATCCAACACCTGTGTACCATTGGCATTGCGAATAAGCCATTGGTCTAACTGCATTTGTGGTATATTATCAGCCAGGGCAATAGGAGTGTCTTTTACTACCTCCTGTAATACTTCTTTAAGAGTTGTTTTTTGCCACGATTTGTTGATGTTTTTTCGTCTAAGCAAATACATAGCGTCTTCACACTCTATGCTTACGGGAATGCTTGGCTTGACCTTTTTCACATAGCCTTCAAACTCTACTCCGCTATATACCCCCTCATAGGCGAGGGTAACGCTCACCTTATCACCTGCCTTGATTGCCTTTTCCGTATAGAGGGGCTCACCCCCTTTGTCCACTTTAAAATGGGTAGGAAGTTCAATAGTACAGGTATCGGCTAATTCGTCTACCGATTTGGTGATCTTCACGCTATGTACAGCCTTAAAAGTATAGTCACCTATCTTTATAATTGATTGTAATACGAACATTAATATAAATGATTTAATTGAGTTCTCTTTTCGTCTAACTCGGCATAGAAGTCCATATCCGACACGGCTTTGATGGTGTATTTCTGTATGCCCTCCTTGCCCTCCATAGCCTCAAAACTAATATCTTTTAGCACGATGTTACGAATATCAAAGAGGGTAAAGAGTTTGTTACCTATGACCTCCAGACTTTCGTTCTTTTCAAACAAGCGGTTAAGGCTTTGCACTTGTGCAGTAGGGTACAAGTCGGGATTATTAGTATCAATGCAAAGCCCCTTAATGGTAATCTGCCAGTCTTCAGTAGCGATGTACTCTTTTACCTTACCCCTGCGGTGTTTGCCTACGGTTGCCGTCTCTACAATAGTTTTAGTAAGGGAAAAGCTCACCAAAGGCTCATTAGGGAAGAGTGTTTGCACGCCTGCTTTATCAGCTACATTAAGTGTCATAAAATACTGACTTCCGTTGCTACGAGCCTCACTAATATTGGAGAGGCTTGGTAGTACATATTTCTTTTTGTTATTAGCCCACCACGAGGGGAATGCTGGACCTACGTAGTCCAAAAATGCCCGCGTTGTAAGTTCTTTGAGGTCAAATTCCATTATACTTCTTTGTTTTTTCGTTGCAAAGTTCGTGGTATTGGGGGAAGTAGCGAAATTCTTATACAATGGTTGTACAAAATCAGTACAATGATTGTACAGAATTAGTACAAGGCTTGTACGCCGATTTTCCTCGACGTAAAACCTGCAATACCTTTGCACCCGAATTGAGAAATTAACCCAAAATAGGAAGCCAATGAAGCACCAATTTATTATCAATACCGAGAACGTAAATAGTTATGGATACCGTATCCTTACAGAAGGTATTGACTACGCCCAATATATGCGCAACCCCGTTGTACTCTTTATGCACGAGCGAGATGGATATAGCAATAAGGGTAGTGAAGTCATTGGGCGTTGTACAAAGCTCTACAAAGAAGGGACTACCCTTATAGCTGAAGTAGAGTTTGACGAGCAAGACGAGTTCGCTAAGAAGATAGCTGGCAAAGTAGAACGTGGCTATATACGTATGGCTTCAATGTTTGCTGAAATCAAAGAAGTATCTGCTGATCCACATCATCTTTTAGAAGGACAAGTATATGAAACAGTAACCGCTTGTAAGCTCGTAGAAATCTCCATTGTTGATATAGGAGGCAACGACAATGCTTTGAAGTTATCCAAAGATGGTAAGCCCTTTCAACTCAAAAAAATAGTAACTAATACATCAAACAATATGGATATTAAAGTGATAGCCCTTGCCTTGGGTATGGGCGAAAACACAAAAGAGGAAGCAGTACTTAGTGCTCTACATAGCCTCAAAACTGACAAAGAAAAAGCAGAAGCCGAAGTGGTGGCTTTGAAAAAGACAATTAGAGATATTCACAAGTCTGAAGCTACTACATTAGTAGATAAAGCTGTGCAATTAGGGCTTATCCCAGAAGCTCTCAAAGAAAGTCAGTTAAAGCAGTTTGAAGCCGATTTTGATGGACAAAAAGCCGTACTCTCTAAACTTGTAGCCGACAAAGAAGCTGAGAATACACAGCAAGGAAAGGCTAACACAGTACGTGAGGTAGTGTTGGGAGCAGGTGCAAAACCAACAGATACAGCCAATGAAAGCTTTGACTACTTGCAAAAATACAACCCTGCAAAGCTCCGCCAACTCAGAGACGAACAGCCCGAAGAGTATGCCCGCTTAGCCAAAGAGTACGCCAATGGGGTGCGCTACACTGGAAAGTAATTTAATAACCCTTTAAAAACAGATTAAAAAGTATGAGATTATCATTAAAAGCATTATTCGTTAATGCATTATTGGCACTTATTGCCTCAATGTTTATTGCACCAATCGTAGGTGCTTCAGTACCCATAGTAGCAACAGCTATTGTAGCGACTTCTACTATAGTTCAATATGTTACTCCCTCTATTTTCAAAGGAGTAGCTATGGTGGGGCTACAGACAGAAGTATGGATAGCAGGTATTAAAGAAAACCCTATCCCTAATAATTCGTTTGTCTATCAGAGTGTAGACTTGTCGCAATATGTAGAGAATAATAAACTACACTTAGCAGAGGCAGGTGTGGAACCAACGGTACACGAAGACTATTTTGCCTCCTCCAGTTCAGCATTGCCAGTAGCCACTATTGACGATATAGCTAACGAAGTGGTGCTTAAAACCTATTCTACTGAACAAACTCTACACCGTGAATTGCAGGAAATTGAGCTTTCTTATGACAAACGCTCCAGTGTGATACAACGCCACCGTGCTTCTCTTGCTAAGAATTTAGGCAAGCGTGCCGCTTGGGCATGGGCACCACAAAAGGACAATGAATGGAATAAGGTGCTTGCTCTTACCGGTAGTGACTCAATAATAGATGCCATTATTGACCTTAAGCAGTTTATGGAGGAAAAAGACATCGTTGAGGGTGTAAACATCTGCCTCACTCCTGAGCACTTTGCTCGTATCCGTAAGGAGGACAAGCGTCTGTACAAGGATATTATGAACGAAAAACAAATGTATGGAATAAATGTATTCCAATACAGTCAAAACCCACTTTATGATGGCACTACTAAGGAGAAAAAACCTTTTGGATCTGTCAAGGCAAGTAGCGATAAACGCGCTTCATTTATGTGGGTAACAAGTGAAGTGTTCCGTTGCTTCGGCGATGTAAAGATGTATGCCACCCTACGAGATGCAGGTCTACAAGCCGATGCCATCTCTTTTGCACAGCGTGCCTTAGTAGGGGTTATTCGTGCCAGAACACCTAAATATTTAGGAGCTATATTGTAGGAATATAGTAGGGTGAGAGGACGAGTTCAATGGTATCCATACCTCACCCTACTCCTATATTAACTTTAAAACAGAATACAATGACAACAGTAGAAAAAGCAAAACAATATTTTGAAAATAACAAAGAGACAAAAGAGCTTTTTGCCACCTCCGATGGTTTTCTCTTTTTACTAAAAAAAGATGCACAAAACCACGCACAAACCTTAGAGGACAGCGTTGTGGAGTACTATAATTCTTCCGACTTATTGGACGAATTAGATGATTCAGAAGGAGCCAATCAAGGAGACCCAACAGATATTTTGCAATTAAGCAAAAAGAAGTTGGAAAAAGCTATCACGACTATAGAGGATATAGGGCTATTGGAAGCACTTATCTTACAAGAAGAAAACGAACAAAACCGCTCAGAGGTACTATCCCTCCTTGCGGATAGAATAGAAACCCTTAAAAACCAAGCATAATGGCATTACCTAAAGTATTATTCAATATTGCCAAAGACGGCTTAGGCAGAACTACGGCTATACAAAAAACTACTGGACTCATCACAACGGGAGTTACGGTGAGTAACAAAGTAGAGTTGGGCAAGTCGTACCAAGTATTCTCACTAAAAGAAGCCATAGCTTTGGGAATTTCGGAAACTGAAAACGCCTTTGCCTACAAGCATATCAAAGCGTTTTATGACCAAGCCCCTACGGGTACCCCCCTATGGGTAATGCTCGTATCAGATGCCACTACTATGACGGCAATGCTCGACAAAGATGGTGCATTTGCCCCAACTCTCATAGCTGATGCCAAAGGGGCTATCCGCGTACTTGGGGTAGTAAAAAAAGCAACTGGTAGCGAGACTATCACCGCAGGTTTAGATGCCGATGTGCAGACAGCCGTAGTGAAAGGGCAAGCCCTTGCTGAGCACTTTGAAAAGAAGTATATGCCTTTTAGGATAGTCGTATCGGGCAATAGTTGGAACGGCAAAGTAGCCGACCTTACTAATTTCTCCGAAAACGAACTCAACAAAGTGGCTTGTTTTATTGGGAATGACGATAAGGAAAAAGATGCTTCTATAGGGCTTTTCTTAGGCAAAATAACCAAAATACCCGTACAGCGCAAAATTCACCGCGTGAAAGATGGCAATGTATTGCCCTTAGTAGCTTATTTCACTGACGGCACGACTATTGACAGCAAAGCCGACCAATGGGACGCGCTTGACGACAAAGGGTATATATTCTTTCGCACCTTTGTAGGGCGTTCAGGATACTACTTTTCGGGCGATAATACCCTTACCAAGCCTACTGATGACTTTAAGAGCCTTAGCAATGGGCTTGTAATGGACAAAGCTATGCTCCTAAGCTATGGAGTGCTGGTAGAGGAACTCAGCGACGAGGTGTTACTATCTAAGGATGGCAGTATTCACCCCGCTATTATCAAGAGTTGGCAAACCAAACTTGAAAGTACTCTACAAAGCCAAATGGTATCGCAGGGCGAGCTTTCGGCAGTAAAGATTGATATAGACCCTACACAGCGTGTGTTACAAACGGGTAAAGTGGTGATAGGTATCAAACTATTACCCGTAGGCTATGCAGACTTTATAGAGGTAAACATCGGTTTTACTACAACAATTACTCCGTAAAGTAATTAATCATTGATAATTAATCATTAATCATTAGAAAATGGCAACATTTGATAGCAAACAATATGCGTGGTGTGATATCTCTATCGCCTTTGGTGGGCGTATTCTTATAGGTGTTACAGAGGTAGAATATACAGAAAAACGCGAGAAAGACTTGCTTTATGGTCGAGGTTGTAAACCACATGGAATTGTGTCAGGCAACCGCAGTTATGAGGGAAAAATAAGCCTTTGGCAGAGCGAGCTTGAGGCAATGACCCGTGATGCCCTCAGTAATGATATATTAGGGCTTAGCTTCGACCTTGTTGTTTCTTACGTTCCTTTAGATGGTGGGCAGATAGTAACTGACATTCTAAGGCATGTGGAGTTTACCGAGGTGAAAAAAGGAATGAAGCAGGGCGATAAAAATATGATTGTAGAGTTACCTATTATCTTCATTGATGTAGATCGTCAATCATAACGGGTAACACTCACAAACAATTAAACAATTTTTAAAAACTATTTAAATGGTAACTAAAGAACAAATCCAAGAATGGAAAAATCAGTACAAAGACATCTTTGTAATTAGTGTAGCAGACAAAAAGGTATACTTGCGTACCCCCGACCGTAAAACCCTTAGCTATGCCTCGACCTTGGCTACCAAGGATCCACTAAGGTTTAATGAGGTTATACTTGAGAACTGTTGGTTGGGTGGCGATGAAGAGATAAAAACAAACGATGAGTTGTTCCTCGCCGTAAGTAGCAAACTACCCGACCTTATACAGATCAAAGAGGCTACCTTGGAAAAGCTCTAAGTGATGCGGAAATAGACGAGGGACGGGATTGGCTTCGTATCACTAACGCCTCCTTGCGTTACTATATGCACATTGCCAATCCCGACGACCTCTCCGATACCCAGTGGGCTATGAGAGTAAAAGAGCTTGAATGGCTTAGGCAAAAGGAGAAGGAACAATACAAGTAGTATAGGTAGTTTGTTGTTCCTCTTCACGCTGTTTTTGGATACCCTTTGAAATCATAAGAGAAAGTATCCCTATCAAAAAGAAGATGGTGGCACTGGCAATAGCTGTAGTGGTGTATCTTCTTTTAGTAGTGGGCTCCTTCTCAGTAAAAGCCCTATAGGTAGCATAAAAGGGTACACATAGGAGGGCTACTCCATAGAAAAAACCTGCACTAACCAGTAGCAATAAGCCTATAGAGGCAAGGAGGTTAAAGAAAAATAATAAGACTCTCATCGTGGCAAATATTTTAGAATATACATTAACACTTAAAGATTTAGTCAGTGCAAAGTTACAAAAAATTGGCGTAACTAACGATGCTATGTTGGATAAATTTGGTGAACTACAATTGACACAAGCAAAAGTTACCAAAGCCTTTGCACAAATGGGGACTTCTGTACAAACTTTACAGCAAAAAATAGCCTTACTCAAAGCCGAAAGAGACTTATTGCCCATAGAAAACTTGTCCGCTATTCGCAAGTACAACAGCGAAATCAAAAAGTTGGAGCGTAGTATTACCAAGCTACAAACCCTCAATGGGAGTAAAATAAAGACGTGGTTTTCCGAAGCCCTAAACAGCCTACCAGGAATAGCTACTAATCCTCTTATATTGGCAGGGGCTATGATAGGAGGAAGTATCAAGAAGGGTATGGAAGCTGACTTGCAACAAGCCAATATTACTACTTTGCTTCGTGGCGATGTAGAAAAAGCTAAAGCCTTATATGCTCAGCTATCTGATTATGGAGTAAAAACACCCTACGATAAGGCAGGGCTTATTGAAGCACAGAAGACGATGATGTCCTTCGGGCTTTCCTCTGAGTTTGCTTTTGGAAAGCTCAAGAACATAGGTGATATTGCTATGGGTGATGCGCAGAAAATGCAAAGTCTATCACTTGCTTTTGCACAAGCCACCTCGGCAGGCAAGCTACAAGGGCAGGACTTAATGCAGATGATTAACGCAGGCTTCAACCCCTTGCAAGTGATAAGTGAGCGTACGGGCGAGAGTATGGCCAAGCTCAAGGAGCGAATGAGTAAAGGAGGTATTTCGGCGCAAGAGTTGGCACAAGCCTTTGAATGGGCAACCGATAAACAAGGGCTATTCTACCAAGGTGCAGAAAAGGCGGGACAAACCCTTAGCGGTAAGTTCAACAAGATGATGGATTCTATCACCGAGCTTGCCCTAAAAGTATATGAAGCCATTAGCCCTATGCTTGGCCCCTTGGTAGACTTTATGTCCGCTGTCTTTGAGAGTATAGGGGGAGGTATAGGCTGGCTCATTCAGAAGTTTCAAGAGGGGAATCCTATTATATGGGGTATCGCAGGAGCTATAGGTATATTCACCACTGCATTGATACTACACAATACCTATACAGCTATTGCTACCGCTTGGCAAAATAGACTTACCTGGGCAGTGATTAAGACAAACCTCGCCTTTTTAGCTAATCCTATCACGTGGGTAATAGCGGGTATTATTACTCTTATAGCTATGATTGCCTATTGCATTGTAGGGGTAAGTGGTTGGGGTAAGGCGTGGGAATATACCGTGCAAGGTATGAAATACAGTTGGGAGGCTTTTATCCTTACTTATCAGGCTCATTGGAACACAGCAGTCAATGCTTTTATGGCGGGGGTAGATGCTTGTAAGCTCGCTTGGTATAAGTTCAAAGAAGCGGTTGGTTTAGGTGATAGTACCGAGAATCAAGCAATGATTGCCAAGATACAAAATGACTTGCAGGAGCGTGCCAAATCGGTAACAGAGGGCTATAAGAAGGCAAACGAAGCGGGAGCTAAAGCCAAAGAAGCCTTTGGTAAGGCCTGGGACTCTTTAGAGTTCAAGAGCTTTAAGGAGGTAAAAGATGGGCTAATGGGTAAGCTGGGTATGAAAACTGAAAGTACTCCCACACCAGGTATGAGCCCTATTACGGGAGAAGCTACTGCTGCCACAGGAGAAGGGGCTAAAACCAAAGATAATATAGTATCAGGGGGCACCCGACAAACGCATATCAATATACAGATAGGCAATGTAGGCACTGATACTAAGGTATATGTTTCCTCTGTACGTGAAGGAGTAGAGAACTTTGGGGCAATGGTGAAAGAGGAACTCCTCAGAGCAATTAATAGTATAAACCAGTTGCAGACAAGCTAATGAAAGATATACTGATAGACAACAACAATGACCTACGCCTATTGGCAGGTGATTTTGAGGTGGGGTACTCTGATAACCAACAACAAAAGGCTATACTCACTACTGAAAAGGGAGAATGGAAAGAACATCCAGAAGTAGGGGTAGGCATCGCCCAAATGCTCGCAGATGACCTCTATACCGAAGTACTCATCGAAATAAAGAAACAGTTGGAGTATGATGGTATGCAGATTAATGATGTAGCCCTACAAGAGGGCGGCAAATTACTAATTGATGGACAATATAATTAATCTATGGCACTAAACAAACAAGCCTTAAAACAAGGCATTATTGACCTTCAGCAGGATATGCTTACCAAAACCAATGACAGTATAGAAGAGTACGCCGAGCGCTTAGCCTCCCTTATTGACGCCTTTGTCAAGAGTGGTGAGGTAACAATAGCCCCTGGTATCAGTGTAACCACAGCAGGTACAGCCGCCTCCCAAACGGGTGCCACTACAAGTGAAGGAAAAGGCACTATAAATTAAAAAATAAACAAACAACGATGATAACACTCAATTACATTCTACAAGGATTTGGATTTAGGGATAGCAAAGACTTCCTACACTCTTCCTTTGGTCACACCTTTTCAGCTCTTTTTATCAAGATGGACGTAATACTCTCCTTTTTGTTTGCCACTGTGCATTTTCTCTTTGGTTTCAACCACTTATTTCTTACCGCTTACGTGGTATTGCTCGTATTTGAATGGATCACAGGAGTGCAAGCCTCCCGCAAGCGAGGTGAAAAACACGAGAGCCGCAAGTTTGGGCGTATGTTATTGAAGATAGCCACCTATCTTGTACCTATCTATATACTGCATACTTTCTCGGCTAATGTAGAGTTTCCAAGTCTTGGAGGTTTTGAGTTTGACCCTTTCCACTGGCTTTACTGGATAGTACTTATAGGGATTATATGGCAACTCGTGGTGAGTCTCTTGGAGAACTTAGACTGTTTAGGCTTTCGCTTTGCTAAAGTACTGCTCAAGATAATTAATAAGAAGTTCTATAAAACTTTTGAATTAGATGACAATAACAGTCCTACATAATCAGTCACTATTAGACCTCGCCCTGCAACACACGGGCACGATAGAAAGCGTCTTTGAGTTTGCCGAAGCCAACACTATTAACATCACTGATGATGTGCAAGCGGGCAAAACCTTAGTATTACCGGCAGAAGCTTTTACCAACAAAGATATTTTAGGCTACTACACCGCTAAGAATTTGCAGCCCGCAACGGCTTTTTCTAAGGAAGATGAACAAGTTTTTGAAAGGCTTGAGGGTATCAGCATTTGGGCAATAAATTTAGATTTTGTAGTAACACAACAATAACTATGGCACGAACAATACAAGAAATACAAGAACTCATCTACCAAGCCAAAGCACAAGAGCCTGCTTTGAATGAGCTCAACAGCACCTCCAAAGTAGCTATATGGCGCTTGTGGGTGTATATTATAGCGGTGGCGATATGGAGCTTAGAGAAGCTATTCGACTTACATAGGGCAGATATTGACAAACGCCTTGCCGAGCTTAAACCCCACACCGCTCGTTGGTATAGAAGCAAAGCCCTTGCCTTTCAGTATGGTTTTGATCTTTTAACTGACAGCGATAAGTTCAACAATACGGGACACACAGAAGAACAGATAGAAGCAAGCAAAATTGTCAAGTACTCTGCCGTTGTGGAAAGCCCAAATGAGGGGCGTTTGATAGTAAAAATAGCAGGAGAACAGGGCGAGCAATTGCAACCTATTACCGATGCCCAAAAGCAAGCCTTTGAAGCGTATTTGCAGGAGATAAAAGACGCGGGTGTACGCCTATCGGTAGTAAATTATCAACCCGATGTGCTGCACTTGCAAATGAAGATAGTATATGATCCCCTTGTATTAGATAGCAACGGACAAAGTATCATTCACGCCACTAAGCCCATAGAAACGGCTATTAAAGACTATTTAAAACGCCTACCATTTAATGGCGAGCTCGTATTAGCGCATCTCATTGACGAACTTCAACAAGCAGAAGGAGTGAGGATACCACATTTGGTACTGGCACAGAGTAAACATATTGGAACTAATGGCAACTATGGGGCATTCGAAGCCATAGAGATAAGCAAGATACCCACTGCAGGCTACTTTACCATTGACAACTTTAACGATATAACCTACATTAGCAATGTATAACCTAAACATCGACAAACTGCTCGTACTTCTTACCCCTACCTTCCTGCGCAAACCCAAATTGGTAGCGTGGCTAAGGACATTAGCAATGCCCCTGAATAAGTTATTAGACGATTTCAAAGTACATAGAGAAAGAGACTTGTATAACCTTACCCACAACAGCCAAGTATGTTACCTCCGTAAAGCTCTTAATGACGAGTTTGACCCTCAGCTAAGACGTATTAAGATAGAAGACGGCAGGCAAAATCAAAGGTTGTATATCTATCCGAGAAGTGCTAATAGACCTTTGTACTTAGGAAGAGTCTTCCTATACCAAAGGGGAGCATATATAGATGGGGGCGTAGATTTTATAGTGGTATTACCACAAGGTTTGGAATATGATAGATATAAACTCAAAGCCCTTGTGAATTTTTATAAACTCGCGGGCAAGAGATGGACTATAAGAATTGATTAATATGAACAAATTAAACTTAACACACGAGGCGGGATATCCCTTTGATGTCAATTTCCTTGCCTTTATGCAAAATGCCTACAGTCTATTTAACAATTTGGGACACCTTGCAGGTAATAAGGTGATTGTTTCTGGATGTGAGCAGACGGGAAATACCCTTTCGGCGGGCACTGTATTTATCAATGGTGAACTGTTTCCCTTTGAAGGCGGAGCGAAAGATAGTACAGTGTTTATCAAAGAACTCACCAATGAGGTAACCTTTGAAGATGGATTTCTACGCCCATTGGAAATTATTAGAAGTGTAGCCTTTGGTAGGTCTGTTCCTGAAAAGACTTTCAATTGGGAAGACTTTCAACGCGTTACTAACCTACAAGATTTAGGCAAAAACAAAACAGATAACACCGAGACAGAAAAGCTCCTCAAGCGCATTGAAAAACTCGAAAAACAAAAACAAGCGGTGCCTATTGGACTCATTGCTTTATGGGGTAAACCAGCGAATGAAATACCCGCAGGCTGGAGAGAATACGTGAACTTACGCGGTAAAATGCCTATCGGTCTCGACCCTGACTATGTTAAGAAACCCGAGGACTCTCAAGACTATCAATTGAATAGTCTATTAAAACAAGGAGGCGAACGTTCCCATAAGCTCACCATAGAGGAAATGCCAAGCCATAGCCATAACATTGAGAATGTACCAAGGCTAGTCAGTGATGTAGATAGGGGGAGCTTATCTTCAACTTTTAGTGTGGATGATCCTACTAGTCGCACTTCGTCATCTACAGGAGGTGACCAACCCCACAATAATATGCCTCCTTATCGTGTGGTACAATTTATAGAATATGTAGGATTCTAATAGGGATAAATATCGTAATATATAAATTTTTTCAATATGACATCAAAAAAAACACTCAAAAAATGGTTTTCAAACTTTATGAAACCCGCGCAAGAGCACTTCGCTGCTTGGATTGACAGTTACTGGCATAAAAGTGAGCAAATTCCAATGAGTAACATCGACGGGCTCTCCCACGCCATTGAGGGTACGGCATCGGCAGGGCAGCTGCTCAGTCATCTCAATGATCCCAATGCCCACCGCAACCTCTTCGACCAAAAAGTAGATAAGGAAGCTGGTAAGGGGCTATCCACGAATGACTTTACCAACGAGCTCAAGCAGAAGTTAGAAGGCCTGCAGCCTACTAATGTATCAGAACTTCTGCCAAAAGGGGGGTATGATGGCACGGGGCAACAACTGAAAGAGGCTATTGATGGCTTGCAAACCAAAATGCAACAAGTAGAAACTACCTTAAGTGTAGACGACACTGCCTTTGATACCTTGCAGGAAATCGCTACCCAAGTGAAGAGCAACAAGAACTTGGAAACCTTGCTGACAGGCAAAGTAGATAATAAAGATACCTTTTGGTCAAGCCTCAAGAAAGCTATTTCCTTTTTTAAGCTACCCAACAAAACTAATGAGGGAGTTCAAATTGATGGTGAAAGTGTAGAGATATCGGCAGAGAGTTTAGTTAACATTAGAAATAGAGGAAGTGTTAATATCACAGGGGCTCTTGGGCAGAGAGGGGAGGCACTTAATGTGAATGAGAAAACTGTAGATATCAACTCTGAAACTACATACATTCGAACTGAGAACTTACAGCAAAGTTCTGAAGTTTATTCTCACTCAGGAAAGAAGATGAGTATTAATGCTGAAGAAATAAGTATTAGTACTAATAAGCTATTAGTCAATGGTGAAGATTTGTCCTCTAGGTCAAACAATTCAGGTAATCTAAATGTAGAGGAGATTAATAGAAGGATTGAGGCAATTGAAAATACATTGATGAGTGCGGGCTTTATAATTCAGCAGCCTTAATATTTGACTCTATTATGGAATTGAAGAAATACATCATTAAATTATTTGCACTTAACTATATAGTGCCATTTGCAGGTAAAACAATAAGTTTCACCCGCTCTGCCAATATCATTTTTCCCCTGATGCTCATCGGCGGGCTCATTGTTTGTGACGAGCTTTATAGCTGGCTTTACGTGGTATTGCCTTTGTTAGCTGTAGCTTGTTTCTTTGGCTTTGGGTATTTTCACTTTTGCCCGCTTACAGACAAGGACTATCCCTTACTTGACGATACCCAACGTTGGCAGTATGAAGCCTTTCAAAGACGTGTAACTCTAGAGCCTAAAAGCTACAATGCCCAATGGGTATTATGGGTAAACCCTTTGGCAATAGCCATAACCCTTATTATACTATTCACCCTAATACTATAATCAATGAAAAAAAGCACACGCACCATTCACTACCTTGTCATTCACTGCTCAGCCACACCAGAGGGCAGAGAGCACACCGCCAAAGACATCGACCTTTGGCACCGCCAACGAGGCTTTAATGAGATAGGCTATAACTACATCATCCGCCTTGACGGCGCCATAGAGGGCGGAAGAGATGTGGATAAGATACCCGCCCACGTTACAAACCACAATAAGGACAGCATCGGTATCTGTTATATTGGAGGTATCGACAAAAACACGCTACGGCCCAAAGACACCCGTACGGCGGAACAGAAAGAAGCCTTAAAAAAGCTCCTCACCGAGCTTAAGGCCCTGTATCCTGAAGCCGAAATATTAGGTCATAGAGACTTCCCTGGTGTAGCTAAAGCCTGCCCTTGTTTCAACGCAAAAGACGAGTACAAAAACATTAGCAAATGAGAAAATTAGCACTATTATTATTGGCGTTCCTTGCTTTGGTAGGTTGCCGTACTCGCAAGTTCGCCACTACCGAGCAACGCCAAGTACAGAAAGAGCACTTTATCCATTACAAGGATAGCTCACAGCTCTTTGCCTATCAAGCCCATAAAACGGGCTTGTCCGAACAGTCCAACACGTCCTTTGAGTTAGAATTAGAAACTCTCACCGATAGTGTAGGCAAGCCACGTGAACTCATCTACACCCGTATTCGTGACGGTGATAGCGAGACCATAAGGGTAACAAACGGAAAGGTGAAAATTAAAGCTACAAACACCCATTCTAAGGGCCTACAGAAGGCTGATAGTACCCTTTTATATAATACGAAGATACAGACAAAAACCGAAGCACAAAAGTACCAAAACCAATACACACAGCAAAGCCGCAAGCACACCCAAAGCAGCCCCGTAAGGCACATCCTTTGGCTCTTGCTACTCGCTGTATTAGTATTTATCCTTTGGAAATATAAGCCGTTTCGGTAGAGTTTAAACAGCATTTAAAAGAAGTTTAAACACTGCTAAAATAGGAGGACAAGCAGTAAAAAAAATGTCCTCCGCTTGTTTTCAAAATAACTCCTACATCATTTCTTAAACATAACCACGCAGGCCGCGGAGGACATAAGTCTTCTGTTGCCTGCGTGTTTCTTTTATGTTTGAATGATGTAGGAGCCGCAAAAGTACAACTATTTTCTGAATTACAAAAACAAAATAACAAATGGCAAAATTCAAGTACAAAGAACAGCACGCTATCATTATAAAAGTAAGTAGCGAACAAGAGCAAAAAGAACTATTCGAAAAACTCCAAAAAATGGGGTTTACTAACCTTAAAGTAGTAAGTGTATAATGGAAATCAAAGTCAAACACACCAGCGAAAACTTCAAAACCTTTCGCGCCGAAAAAGTAAAGTCCCTTTTTAATGCCGAAAATGGGCACACGTGGGAACACACCGCCAATCTACCCATAGAAGACGAAGGTTGGCAAATAGGGCTTATCGTAGGTCCTTCTGGAAGCGGTAAAACCTCCATAGGCAAACAAATATGGGATAGTGGTATAACCAACCTTACCGAAGGGTGGAACCCGAACCTACCCATTATTGAGGATATTGCCCCCAACAAGTCAATGAACGAAGTAACCTCTGCTCTTTCAGCTGTAGGGCTCGGCGATGTACCCGCTTGGTTGCGCCCATTCAAAGTCCTTAGTAATGGTGAGCAGTTTCGTGCGGGCTTAGCGCGCCTCATTTGTGAAGCACCCAATAAGGTAATAGTAGACGAATTTACCTCTGTAATCGACCGCCAAATCGCTAAAATAGGGGCTTCGGCATTTGCCAAAGCGTGGAGACGCGAGCCTAATCGACAAATCGTTTTACTATCCTGCCACTATGATATTATCGAATGGCTGCAACCCGATTGGGTATATGATACGAGAGTATCAGAAGTAAAAAAAAAGTCCAAAAACGGCCTCCTATCGAACTCCAAGTTTGGAAGGCAAACGGAAGTTACTGGCGATTTTTTAAAGAGCATTACTATTTAG